CAGTTACATTTTCTTCTGTCATATTATCCTCCTGTGTCATCTTAGCAACGTTAATGCCTTTAGCACTATCAACTAAGAACTTAATCATGTCTACCTTGTCAGAATCTGACTTTTCGACAAAACCAATGTTTTGCATTGGAATTCCTGATACTGGACTTACAGCAGACTCTTGGTTAGATACTGTAACCAGTCCACTTTCTTTGTCCCAGAACACATTTTCAATTTCAACGCCTACAACGTCTCCCTTTACTGTGTCTACTCCATCAACCTTCTCAACAGAAATGATGCTTGCAAACTGATTTGCTGGGTTATCTACTAGTGATAGTTCTACTAGGTCATAGTCTTTGATGATCTGAACTACAGCGTCCAGCTTTTCATCATAGGCTTTTTCACAGTCATTCATTCTACCGCCAATTGAGAAGCCTGAGTATGTTCCGTCTAGAACCTTTTCCCAAGCATCTTGAGCACCCTTTGAAATATATGCTGAGACGAAGATGCCAGAGTAGAACTTCTTGCTCTCTGGGTCAAAGTACTTGTCCTCTTTAAATGAAACCATCTTGCCGATTGCTGATGGTTGGTGCATCTCACGAATGTTACCCTTGAACTTTTTGAATGCGTTAAGAGATGCTTCTGGGGTAACGATATCATTCTGCTTGTCTAGATTGTCTAGTGTGGCAAAGCCAGAGACAATGCGACGCTCTGCGTCCACTTTAGCGAACGGCATTGAAAGACGGACATTGTCTCCGTCTACATCGAAATGAGCTTTTGCGATATTAACCATGGTAATTATATTATAGAGCCTTTTTATAACAAATGTGTTACTTTTTATTATAGCACACTTTTTTTATTATTGTGTTGCTCTTCCCTCTCCCTGTGGGTTTCTTCCATTGATTGTGGCTTCGCCATCAGACTGATTAGCAGTACGTTCTGCATCACGGTTGCGGTTTTGCTTTGTATTTGCTGTAGCATCTGCTGCTTGACGTGCAGTTAGATCGATCATTTCATCTCCACCGTCGATTTGTGGAAGACCAAGTTTCTCACGAATTTCGTTTGGAGTAACAATCTTGTTACGAACATAGCGTTCATCAATCTGTGCCTGTGCAACTTCATCTGTGAGTGTAAGTTCGTTGAACTTAATTTCAAGAATGTCAGTCTTTTCACGAATGATCTTGTTAAGAATCTTTTCAAGCTTTGTTTGTTCTGGACGAGTTACCTGCTCCTTAAATGTGCGGTCTTGGGCAATAGCTGCAGCGATAGCAGATGCATCGCCACCACCAATCTTAGATAATGGAACCTGGTGGGCAATCAGAATATCGTCACGGTTGCGTACACGGTAGTCATTGAATGATGCTTCTTGAACACCTGCCTCAATTGGGTCCATTCTGAACTCAACCTTATTAGTATCTGAGTCTCCTGGAAGTGGAATGTAGAGTGTACGGTGGTTCTGTCCCTTTAGACCAGTCTGTAGGAAGCGGAATAGCTTATCTTCTGCATCGGCAGATAGCTGTGCTCCTTTGAGAGTTACCACATAACGAGGCACTGCCTTGTTTTGGAAGTAGTCAATGTTATATTGTGCTGCTAGTGCATCTCCAAGAAGTGCTGGCATAGCAGCAATAACATCTGGAACACCATAGAAAGTATTTAGTGGAGAATATTCTTTAATATGAATAATCTCGTTTGGACGGTTATCTGCAGTGATTGGGTTTACGTTAGTAGCACCAAAATTACGGAAGTATGTGACCTTGTTACCAATCATCTGAACAAAGCCATCATGCAGACGACGTACACGCATTGTTGTAGATGGGATGTGACCAACATATCCAATGTCACCTTTTGTAGTACGACCTATTTCGATGTATCCGTTGCCTGTTGCGTTAACGTCTGTCATTACCTTTTCAAGTACGCTTGTAAAGCTTTCATCATCATTAAGGCTTTCTAGCCAGTCACGTAGCTGGATCTTTAGACGCTCAATCTTCTTACGAGCTTTTTCTAGCTTATCTTTGTCATTAACATCTTCAAGCTTCATTAGCGTATTCTTTGATACCGCAAAATCGTAGCCCAAACCAACAGTGTTTTCTACCTTTGCATCAATAGCAGCGTGATTAGCAAATGATGTGTCGTAGTAGTTTGCAAGTTCGTTCAGGTTATATGGTGGTGTAATTACGTCAAATAAACCATATGCATTTCTATAGACAGTTCCTGGGTTGATTGCTTTTGATTTGGCATCTTCTCTACCGCCCTGGACAGCAAGTGCTGAATCAATATACTGGTCTGTGACCTGTGCTTTTTCAAATAGTCTGTCGGCACGACGCTTAAAGTTTTGCTCAATTCCAGAATACTTTCGTACCTCTGCCCAGTCTTTATTGAATGGGTCCATAGCCTTGAACTCAGCTGATGGATCAACAACCTCACTCTTTAGAAAAGAGTCATCCTTAATTGGGATACGTGTAATCTCACTCATTAGTCTTCACTTCCATATAGGTCATGTGTATTCTTTGCAGCAATAAGAGCACCAAGGTCATTTGCTGATGGGATTAAACCATTTGCCATTCTATCTTGCTGTTCGCTATACTCTTCATCCGAAATCTTGCGAACGTTTGAGAAGAACACTGGCTTACCATCTGGCTGACCGTAGTATGCTGCTGCTTCTGTTAATTCTTTAATCTTGGCGGTGTCATTAATCATTGACTCAATGCTTAGTGCATTACCTTCGCCATCTGTGAAGTACTTACCTGAAGGCAATTGCCATACGTAAATACCTGCATCGGAGAACTTCTCCTCTATAACTCTTACACGAGTCTTACCAAGTGGTCCTTGCATTACTTTATCCATAACCACTAGTATACCATACTATGGAGAAACTGTTACACTGTTTTGCCAAATAGTATCTTTTATGATGTCATATTCGTATAAACCAAACTGAATACCTGTGTAATCATTATCTGATGTAGCAATAATTCGGTTTGTTCCGTTATAAACATCATTAATTGTGGCTGGAGAGAGTTCTGGACGTACAAAAGACTCAGAAGCTGCTAGTTCTGACCAGGTTTTCTCTGTATCAAACTGATTCCAGTATTGGAAGATGTCTCCCTGGCTTGGAGCCTCACCATAATCGTTCCATTCATTTGGAAGAATTTGCTGATCCAACTCTTCTGCTCTTAGCTGGTAGTAGGCAAGATTATTAATCAATGCACTGCCAACGATTTCAATTTTATACTCAGGGCTATCAGAAAAGTCAATTGGCTTTACTGGGAATAGCATTCCGATATGTGTCCACTGTCCAGCAGTAAGAGTTGGGGATGATGTGTAGATTCCATTGATATAGAACTCAACATCTTTAATCGGAGTTCCCCCATCAATCACAGATACTTTTCCTATCTGATCATTTACAGTCTTAGATACCAACATCTTAATGGTTGAATACTCTCTATCGTAAATCTCAAGCACGGACATTTGCGTTGGCATTGCTGAATCATTAATCATTATGTACATTGATACATATGAAACCTTGTATTTTGGAATTCCATCTGGGTTAACGTCTAAATGTAGTCCACGGTCAGAGGTGGTTCCATATGAGTTTAAAACCTTGATGCCGCTATAGTTTGTCAGGTATAAGTATGGCGTTAGCTTTTTGCTAATCTGTACAGGGTTTGCTGAATAGTAGTTATAGACACCACCCGATTGAGAGTACATGTATAGTGATGATGCCTGTGACCTTGTTCCAATTTTCTTTGCAGCAGTGTCGTCAAATAAGGTTGATGTTTGTCTATTAAATGTTTGTGCTGAATATTCCAAAGATCTAATTTTAATTGGAAGATTGTCCGTAGACTTTGTTTTCATTTCTATGACAGTTACAAGTGCATAGTCCAGCTGGCTCTTTCCAGTTTCAAATCCACTCTGTGGCATTAGAATAATTGTGCCATCGACTACCTCAAATTTTTTGCCAAACCAGCTGGTTGATGCGTCTATAACCATTGAGCTTCCAAGATTAACGGCTGTAAGCGTTGATGGTGACACTGGAGATTTCATAGATTCAAGTATTGTTGACATTGGTGCAAAGTATACATATGTCTTTACATCATTAGCTGATGAATCTATATTTCCAGAAGCATATGTTTTTGACATTGCTACATCTACTGAGAACTGAAGCATATCTGTAACATATATTTCATTATCGTTTTCATCTAAAGATATTTTTGCAAACTTGGATAATGGAATATAGTCTTTCCAGTATGATCTAGCAGCAGTCTCAATTTTGTAGATTGTTGTTGAGTTAAAAATATATTTGTTTACAACCAGTTCATAACTTGATTTCTTTGACATGAAGTTGGCTGAGTCGTTGAGATTAGCCATTCCAGTAGTAAAGCCAAATCCCTGCTCAACATGGTTTGTTACAGTATTGATTCCAAATTTAAATATCTTGCCCATAAAGGTTGTTGAGATTTCTGTTTCTGATCCAGCATAATCTCCCCCAATAAATAGTGAACATCTATTGACTGATTTCAAGAATCTTTGAATGCTAGAGTCAACTTTGTTATTGCCAAGACCAGCTAGTATTGTATCAAAGTCTAGTCCAACGACTATCTTATTACCGATGGTCACAGTCTTTGTGCCAAGCGTACCCTGGTTTCCATCAATATTATATCTGTATGACAGGGTTGTTCCAGATAGAATTGCATAAATTCCATCAAGTGATTCTCTGTTTTGAATCTTAAAAATTACCTGGTCTTTATCTGAATATCCAGAAACTGTTTCTGCAACAACATACATTGAGCGTACTTTTGAAAATTGTGGCTGTCTCAGTGTATTTAGGTACAGGTAACCACTTACATTATTCCATGATGTTGATGGGTTCATTGCAATATATGGATATGTTCCTGGGCTAGAAACATTTAGTGCATAGACATCTGACTCCCATTTTGAAGTATCAGTTGTGTCATTTAGTAGTGTATCAGAAAGCACGAAGTCTGCCATCTGTGGTCTTGGAGACCCCATAATATTTCTATTACGATAGACATTCTCTGCCATAGAGCTTTTCCATGACTCTATCTTTGGGTATGAGTAGTCTGATGAATACCCTGCAAATGTGTAGTCAACATGCACCTGTTTTCCAGAATAAGCCTTTTCAATTTCTGCTGGTAGAACAACTGCCTGACCATATCCAAACCTGCGTAGAGCTACCGTAGGGGCTATTCTATATGGATAGAAAGCAACACAGTCTATATCAATTGATTTGATGCCCTGACCAACATAAAAGCCAACATAGTCATTGTTGTACGGTGCTATGGAAGAAATATCGCTATCAATCTTTGCGACAGACTCACCATTAACTAATAGAGTTACTTCCTTGTCTGTGAACTCAATATTAACGAGCATTGGTCTAAACCATTCTCCAACATAGTGTGATGCAAACTGCTTACCAACTTTGACTATTAGATGTTGACCATTAACATATAGACCATCTGAAGATCCAAGTGGACCAAAAATTCTAAATGGATTGGTATATGTATTTCCATCTGCATCAATTCTTAACCATGCCTCAAATGATATTGTTTGAGACTTTGAAATTTCATTAAGAAATCCTGAGCCTGGGAGCACTAGAGATGGTCCAGAAGAGTTTGGAATTAGTCTTGTACAGTTCTTAGCACCATAAACCATTGGCACTGAAGAGTTTGTTGCATACAGTTTTTTAGATGTGTTGTTTCCAATATACCATCCTATATTTTCACTAATACCATACTCGTATGTCTTAACACCATAGAGACCACCAATTGCTGATATTGAAGATAGCGTTATTCCAATATTTTCTGATCCAAATATGTTTTGACCAATACCAATTGAAAAAGCGTTTAGATAAATAAATGCAGATGCACCAGAATATGTTATATCAATGACTACGCTTTGATTGGATATTGCTGATGCTGGTTCGAATATGTTAGACAGATACACCCATTCATCTGAAATGCCAGTCATGTCGAATGTCTTAGATAATGTTCCAATTGTAAATTTTACAGATGATATCTGTGACTGTGGGTTAATCCACATACCTGCCGAAAATACTTCAGATGTTGATATTGTTTCCGTTGATGTGAGTGTTAGTGAACCTGTTGTGGTTATCTTTATAAAGCTTGAGTTTGGAATCTTAATATATGGGTCAGCATCTGGTGCTGCAGTTGTTATGGTCCCTGTTCCAGTTTTTGTCCAGGAGGCAAGGCTAAGACCGCTTGCTGAGAAAAATGATACGAACGTGGCGTTATCGTCTAACGACCAGAGTGCAATAGGCTGCTCTGCGTAGACTTTTTCTGCGTATAAGTTAGATGGACTAGACAAATTTCTTCACCTAGTCCATTTTAGCATATCACAGATTATTTTATTGGAGTTTAGCCAATTCTGCCTGGTATGCTTCGATTGCCTTTGTAATTACCTCAAGGTTGGCATCGATTGATGCTACAGCATCTGAGGCATTCTCAAGCTTATTTACTGCTAACTTATTGATTTGTAGCTGATATCCTTCGATTGCCAGCTGTTGAATTTTGCCCTCAATTAGAGCATATTTCTGCTCTGGTGAGAGAAGTTCTTCGAAATTTATTGACATTTGTCCTCCATATTGATC